AACAAGCGGCACCAGCATCGTGCTGGCATCTGCCGCCGCGTTGAACGACGAACTGAACATCGTTGCGTTTGGCACCTTCTCGGTGGCCAGCATCAACGGCGTCGACATCATCAATGGAACTGTCAGCGCAAACAAACTTGCGACTGGCGCGGCTGTGAGCAACATCGGTTACACGCCAGTCAACAAAGCTGGCGACACAATGACAGGGCCTTTAGAAGTGCAGGCTTCTTGGAGGCTTGGAACAAACACTGGTGGATCTGGTGGCGGAGCACCATACGCTGGAGGTCTTGGTGGTGGATTTAACCCTAACAACAATATTTATTCCATGTATTGCCGTGATCGCACGGACACGCATTTTAATGATTTGTGGATTGAAACAAAGACACTTTCTTTAAAAACAAATGGCGGGAATACGGCTATTTATGCCGATCAATCTGGCCGCGTGACTACGCCTTATCAACCCGCATTTATGGCAAGGAATGGGGCGCCGCTAACAATAAATAACTCTGGAACAAATTTTGTTATTCCTTACGATACTGTGATAACAAACATAGGAAGTTATTACAACGGATCAACTTATAGATTTACTGCTCCAGTCACAGGTTTTTATTTCTTTTCTGCTGATATTCAATTTACAGGAACATTAAATGATTATGGATATTTATTCATAAGATTCCATGTAAATGGGAATGATATAGGACAAGAAAAAATGATGCCTAGACCAAGTGGCGGTAGTTATGCAACGATGAACATTGCTGTTGGATTGTATTTGAGTGCAAATGATTATGTAGAAGCAATTGTTAGACAATCTGGCGGAACAACCGTAACAGTACGAGCCGATCAAAGAAGTTTTTCTGGTTTCTTGGTTGGATAAACAAAGGAAAAATCATGATTCAATACAACATTACTCTTTCAAGTTCTGAAGACAAAGCGCTATCCTATGCGGCCTTGTCGCAAGACGACTGGATTCAAAACGCAGTCCACGAGCGTTGCCGCATCGCCATCGATGAGATCGCCAAGATCTGCGTCGAGCAGTGCCTGGCCAACAACATCCAGATCCCTGGCTCGAAAGACGCCATGGTTGACCTGGCATTTGAGAATGGCTGGGTGATTACTGCCGCGCAACGCCAGGCCCAGGCCGAAGCAGAAGCCGCCGCACGAGCACAGGCCGCGCAGACTGAAGGAGCGTAACCATGTCACTCGCTCGATACTTGGCAAACCTGCTCAACTCGAGCGGGCAAGTCGAGGCCGCAAAATTAGCGGCCACGCTGGACCTATCCAGCAAGACACTGACCTACCCTGACAACTCTGTGCAGAGTGCTGACATTGCGTCGCTTGCCGCATCAAAACTCAGCGGCCAGGTGCCTGATGCAAACGCGCCAAGTGGAAGCGTGATTCAAGTTGTTCAAGCATTTAAGCAAGATACTTTTTCAGTTAACACTAACACTTGGACAAATATAACCGGCCTTAATGTCAACATTACGCCACTAAGCAGTTCAAACAGAATTTTAATTATTTCAAATATTTTTGGACACTCAACTGGTAATGCATTTTTAAGAATGACAAGAAACGGCACTGTTATTGGGGTTGGAACTCAAGTCGGTAGCAGGGAAGGCGTTGCGGCAGGTGATTTGTATAGCCCTGACGATAACCGCAATCAAACTTTTTCAATGATGTATGTTGATTCACCATCTTCAACATCATCAGTTAGTTATTGGGCGCAAACCAGGGCTGAACAAGCAAGCGGATTTACTACTTATATTAACCGCCAAACAACTGATAGTGATAGCGTTAACCGCCCACGCTATGCATCAATGTTAATTGCAATGGAGGTGGCGGCATGAACCACGATGCTATTTATGCGCTTTACCCGCAAGTTGTCATGATTGATGATGGCACTGGGGCATTTGATGTCAATGGGAACAAAGTTGAAATTGATATTGCCGCCGTCGATGCCTGGGTTGACCCAAATGCATACAAAGCAAAACGCGCCGCAGAGTATCCGCCAATGGCTGATTACATTGACGGCGTGGTCAAGGGCGATCAAGCACAAATTGACGCGTACATTGCGGCATGCTTGGCTGTAAAAGCCAAATATCCAAAGCCACAGGAGTGATGAATGGACCAGACGCTGTTTAACTGGGTGGTAGGTGTTTGCGGATTTCTTGGAGGCTGGGTCTTGAAAGTTATCTGGGACGCGATCAAAGAACTCAAGAGCGACATCCGCCAAATCGAGCGTGATCTGCCAGAGGTCTATGTGCGTAAGGATGATTTCAAAGAAGCAGTGCGTGAGATCAAGCAGGACATGAAGGACGGCTTCAACAAAATCGACAACACGCTGGGCCTGATATTCAAGAAACTCGAGCACAAGGAAGACAAGGAATAATGGACCATGTTGACCGATGGAAGAACAGACGACGCATGGCCTGGGCTTCCTTGGTTGCAGGCCTGGTGTTCCCTTTGCTCTTGCTCGTCACCGACTCTGCTCAACTTGGAAGCGTCGCTGGCGCGTTCTACCTTTTCGTGGGTTCTGTGGTGGGCGCGTATATCGGGTTTTCGACTGTAGATGACAAGTGGACAAACAATGCTCGACACCAAACTCAAACTGCTGATCAGCGCCGCACTTCTAATCGCAACATTCGCGATGGGATGGACAGCGAATGGGTGGCGTCTGAATTCCAAGATCGACCAACTGATCGCTGATCATGAGCGCCAGGTTGCACAAGCAAACGCAGACGCCCTGGCCAAGTACACAGTTCTCGAGCGCAAAAAACAGGAGGCCATCGATGAGGCAAACAAAATCGCACAGCGCAATGCTCGTGCCGCTAATGATGCTCGTAACGATCTTGAGCGGTTGCGCAACCAAATCGCCAACACCACAAGCAGTGTGTCCACCTCTACCTGCACCTCCGTCCGTGCTCACGCAACAACCCTCTCAACCGTACTCGCAGAATGTGTCGGACAGCTTGAAGCGGTGGCAAAAGATGCTGATGGACACGCCCTTGATTCAAGAGCGTTAAACGGGGCTTGGCCGCGATGAACGGGTTCAGACTATCTCAGCGTAGCATCGAGCGATTGGACGGCGTAGACGACCGTCTGGTCGATGTGGTGTGCCGTGCCATCGAGATCACGACCGTCGACTTTGCAGTGACCGAAGGGTTGCGCACCGTCGAGACTCAGCGCAAATATGTTGAGGCTGGCAAAAGCCAAACCATGGAGTCAAAGCATTTGACCGGTGAGGCTGTGGACCTGGTGGCGTACATCAATGGTCAGGTGTCCTGGGAACTGAATCTGTACGACAACATCGCCGATGCGATCAAGCAGGCCGCGATTGAAAAGAATGTAGCGATACGCTGGGGCGCCGCGTGGAATGTGCCGGACATCCGGCTTTGGCGCGGCACGATGGAAGAGGCCATGGTCTACTACATCGACACCCGGCGCAAGCAAAACAAAAGGCCGTTCATTGACGGCCCGCATTTTGAACTGGTTTGAGTTGTCTCCATCCCGTCTGGCATAAGCAGTTGCCTACTCCTTCACGACGGTTAGCCCCAGGGTTTCATTCCCCTGGGGTTTTTTTTCACCTGGGTGCGCATGTGACATCGATGACGATGTCGGCTGAGTACCCGTTGACCTTTCGTTTTCCATACATCATGACGGCGCGAAGGCCTGTTGACTCACACTCACGAACCGCAGTGATGACTTCGTTGCGGCTCATCGAGTGAATCTGTTTATCAAGAATCAACTCCTGCTCGACTGGTGTGGGTGGCATCGGCTTGTTGCTCGAGCACCCACTGATCCAGCCAAGGGAGCAGACAATCAGAATTGTGATCATTCTGGTCCTCATGGCTTTCCTCATTTGTTGTCGGTTGTGAATCGATTGCTTTTCTCGAAAGCCTCTACATCGTCGATGCGGTACCGCACCTCGCTGTTTCGGCCATCACCCAGTTTGATGTAGGCCGGTCCGATGTTGGCCACCCGCCACTTGCGCAGGGTGTTATCGGCGACCTTCCATCGCTCGCACAATTGTTTAGGCGTCAGCAGTTGGGACATTGGCCACCTCCGCTTGTGTGATCTCGCCAGTTGCCTGGTCAATGACATCATCCGCTGGCTGGCCCATAGAGGCCTTTAGGCGGCTTAAAGGGGCTTGTTGGGCCTCTGGTACCGGCGTGATGTTTACGGCCTCTCTGCGCTCCACCTGGACGAATCCTGATGCCTCGTTGTCGTTGGCGATAATTTGGTCCAGATCCGCACTCGATGGCAGGCGCTTGGCCATGCGACGAATCACAGTCTTCTTGGCCATCTCATCCCACCAGTCAACCCATGGGCCAAACTTGCCTGCACGGCTGGCGGCTCGCACCTTTTCGACATCGGACACGCTCATCACCTCGCGGTAGATCGCGCCGTCCTTGGTCTTGGCCACAGCGTACACAGCGATTGGCTTGCCTCGATCCTCGCCCAGGAATGGACGGTGAACGATGTTCTCGTTGTCGCCTAGTTCGTATTCGAAGTGGTCCTTGTCGTACGCCACCTGTGCGCTGATGCTTGACAGTTCGCCTGAGTTGCGGATCTTCTTCAAGATGCCGCCGACCATTGGCATGTACTGGACCTTCTTGCCTTCTTTGGTGTTGAAAATCACGGGCGCGGCTTCGCGGCCATCCAACAGCAGGCCATCTTGTGCGGCCTTCATGCACGCGCCCAGCAGTGAGCGACGATCGGCGCCCAGCAAGTCTGGGTTCATTTGCACTGCGGTGAGTGTGGTGCGGATGAACTTCTCGACCGGGATCTGCGGTGGCAGTGCGGCCTGGAATTCTGGTTGCATTCTCACCAGGGTGCCACGCATTGCTTCGATGGGGCTGAGTTCGGTTCCTGTAGTCATGCTTGTGCTCCTTCAAGTTTGAGTTGGTCTTGCTCGGGGATCGTGCTGGCCACCTCGAGTTTGATGCCGTTGCTCATGAGCGTGGCGACATCGATGGGCCTGGCGGCTTCGACCTGGTACATGCGGCCTGCGATGTGGCGCAGTGCTTGTGCTTGGCTGATGGCCTGGACCAGGTAGGCTTTGTCATTGCTGATGACTTTGTAAATGCGTTGCTCGGTTGCCATGGTTTACTTCTCCTTCTTGGGATAAAAACGGAAACTGCGGTAGCCCTCGGTTGCACCGATGACTGTGCCGACCATCTCAGGCGTGATGAGAGTGCCTGATCGGCCTTTGACTTGCCCCGTCGATAGCGAGCCAAAACTGGTGAGAACTTTGCTGGCGCGGCCAATGCGCTCCAGGATCTCTGCACGCTTTTGGTCCTTGATCTTTTCCAGATCGCTGGCCTCTTTGCGCACGAATTCAAACTGCTTAATCATGTCCTCGAGTTCACGGTCAGCCTCGGCCACCAAGCCTTCGTCTGCGCCGTTGCGCAACTGCTTGATGATGAACTCAGCATCGCGGGTGTAATCGGCTGATGGCGCGGTGTTGGACTGCACGCGATTCCAGAACTCACCGGTGCGCTCGCGTATACTTTTGCCAATGTCCCGATCGCGATTTCGGAGGACTATCTTTTGCTCGTTGCCACCGACAAGCGCCACGATCGCGCACCAGTCGTAGTCGGCAATTTCCATTTGATGCTGGACCTGCAACTCGATGTGCTCGGGCGCCTCGATGTTGCCGTTGCCGTCGTCAATCCATGACTTCTGATATTGCACCCAGTCGACATTCTTGACCTCGAGAATGCCTGGACCATTGGCGCTGGACTTGATCTCAAAGTCAAAGCTGGACCCGATGCGTGCGGCTTGGTCGCGCATGTACACATTGAACTTGGCAATGTTCCAGCCCATATCCTCGGCGGCGCCGTGCGCGATTGCCGACTCCAGGCGGTTGCCCCACTTCATGCGCTCGTTGGGTTCGAACTTGACGGTCACGCCGTCGCGCTTTTGGTGAAACAGTTCGAACTCGGTCAGGTAAGGCGACAAGCCAAACAAGGCCGACACCTCGGTGCTGGTCACATCCTTGGCCCGCTCGGCAAGCCACTGCTTTTCACTCTCAATTTCGATTCTCTGAATAGTCATCAGTCATTCTCCATGTGGTCATAAATCAATTCCTGGATCGCGTCCTCATCTCGCGCTGTGAGTTTTTTCTCAAGCCACTTGGCGCGGTAGCCTTTGCGGTCCAGGATCTCAAAGTCCCCGGACCCACCCTCTGCTGGGTAGCAGTTCTCTGGTGGGCCGGAGATATACGCGGGTGTGTAGCCCTCGTAATCGGTGACGCCGATGATGCAAGGGATGCCGCAAACGCGGTGCTCGATCTCGGCGATGTAGTTGTTGCGCTTCACAGCAACACCCGCAATTCTTCAGCTTCCTCGCTGGTTGAAAAGCATGTGATCACAACTTCGTGGCCACTGGCGTCGGTGATGGTGATGTCTCTCGTGTACAGCGGAGTGTTGCCATTGATCTCGCGAACTTCGCTGATGACGATTGACTTGGTGTTGTGGATGCTGATGTCTGCCATTTGTATCTCCTTGTGGTGATGTGTTGAAATTCTACTCTATTTCGTTGACGCTGTGTCAACAACTTTCGATTCCCAGTACGGATCAAATGCGAACGGCGCCTCGACTGTCGGACGGCCATCGATGTTTGATTTGAAGATTGAGCGCGACTGTGTTGGGTACTTGGCCAAGATTTCCATGGACTCATACGACACCGGGAAATACAAGTCCGACTGCCAGTTGCTGACCTCGATGCCTGCCTCGACCAGGTCTGTGTATAGGCTCATGATCTGCTCCCTTGGTTTTCAACGATGTCGCCTGCCGCGATCCAAAGGATGCGCTGGATGTTTTGCTCGTGGTCGGCCAACTCCTGCTCATCCCAGGCGCCGTACTCGGCCAACTCTTTGCGCAATGCGGCTGGATCGATGCGCTCCAACTGGCGGCGAATCTTGCGGTTGTTGGACAAAGCCAGGACATCGGCGTCGCATTGGCCCTGGTGTGATGCTGACTCGGCCTGCGCCATGGTCATCTCGATTTCGATCGTGCCGTGTGATGATGTGAACCACATATTTTTCTCCTCAGTATTTGCTTTCGATGACGCGCAACATCTCGAGCACCTGGCTTGAAATATCGGTGAAGGCGTCGAGTTGCTCGGGGGCCGTGTATGCGTTGTCGCCTGGCTCTGCATAATCACCCTGGATCAGGATGCGATCGCCTGCCCAGCGGCCAATCAACTCGTTCTCAGGGAAGTCGCCGCCGCCCCGTGCGTTGCTGTTGGCCAGCAGTGCAAACAGCGCGGTGCTGGTGGTGCTGATGTGGCCGACCTGCTCGTACAACTTCAGGCCGTTGTCGATGCGATGGGGGTGGATGAACTCTTGTTTGTCCAGGTTGTAGACCTTGTGATATTGACCCATGATGTGCTCCTTATTTGACGGTTACGAATTCGATCTTGCCCAGGGCTTTTGCGGCCCGTAGCAGGCGGCTTTGCTCGGCGGGTAGGCAGATGCCTTCCTCGATCAAGCGGCTGGCCTGACGGCCAAACCAGCCTTGCAGTTGCCAGGCCAGACCTGTGTCAATCAATGTTTGCCAAGCCTCGATGACTTGGTCCTCTGAGTCGGCCTCGATGAAGCCTTCTGCGATGCCGGTTGCTGTGTATGAATCCATGGTGATCTCCTTAAAATGGTGCGTCTGGTAGGGTGCTGATGTCGAATTTGGGTTTGCGGCGACGAGGCACTTTGCGTGTGATGTGCGGGTAGGACGGCTTGTCCCAGACCCAGCGCACCACGGCGCCGTCGTCATCCAAGATGCCGTACTGAATCATCGTGCTGTGGTCTTGATGCTGAACACAGCGGTGGTGCTGGTGTACGACGCGATGGTGTCGGCAGAGATGCCCTGCTCTTTGGCCAACTTTTTCCAGTCGGTGACAGCGCGGTCAGCCTCGACATAAGTCGACTTGAACAAGGCGCCTTCGAATACTGTGGGACCGCCGTTGCTGGCCAGGTCTTTCATGGCGTCCTTGAGGGCGTCGGCTTGCTTGGTGAGCGTGGCGATCTGGGCAAGCAATGTGCCGAGTTCGTCAGCAGAAGCGGGGGTGGTGTTGATTGCAGTCATGGTAGGTTTCCTTCGTAGTGGTGGTTGATTACTGGGTGATGCTGACAACGCGGACATTTTTCATGCCGTAGATGCGTTCGGCTCGCAAAGCCATTTCGATTACTAACTTTGAACCGCATGGCTTTGTGTAGTCTTGCCATTGGCCATCAACACAGATCTGAACTTTTTCATTTTTTTGAAAGTTGCGGGCCATGTTTTTGTAACTTCTTTGCATTTGAATCTCCTGTTTGCGTTGTCGATATGGTGATCTTACATCAACACATTTCCACAACGCAACTGTTTTTTTTCGTACCGTGTTGTGGCGTGTTGTGGATTTGCAACAAGAATGCTTGGAACCCGCGTCAAATCAGGGCTTCACGAGTCGTTGATGATGTGTCATCATTGAGGGATGAACAACACCATCAATCACACATCGCCAGTTGAACTGGCCATCGACATGTTTGGCGGGGTACGAAAACTCGCCCGCGCCCTCAACCGCGATCCTGCCGCAGTGTCTCGCTGGCAAAAGTCTGGCATCGTGCCGACAGCCGTACAGCGTCGCCTCCTGGAATTAGCCTGGGAGCGCGGCATTGACATCACTGCGCACGACATCGTGTTTGGGCGCGAAGTCAATGATTGAACTCATCCTGGGCTGGCCACCTTCGGACCTGTCACCCAACAAGCGCCTGCATTGGGCCAAGGTGTCAAAGGTCAAGGCGGCATACCGCGAAGCCTGCTGGGCGTTGACGCTCGAGCAGTACCGCATCAGGACTGACCTGGTGCCTGCTGGCAATCTGCACCTGGTACTCGAGTTCGTGCCACCCGACCGGCGCAGTTACGATCGAGACAACCTGGTGGCCAGGATGAAGTCTGGCCTTGATGGCGTCGCTGATGCACTCAAAATTAACGACAAACAATTCACAACACTGACTGCACGAGTGGACGCGGGGCAGATTGGTGGTTTCGTACGCGTCCAAATTTCGAAGGAATCCAACGAATGAACATTGCAATACTCACCGGCAACCTGGGGCGTGACCCCGAACTGCGCCAGCACAACGGCGACAACATCCTGAACTTCGCCATCGGCGTGGCCATTGGGACAAAAGACAAACCCGAAACCATGTGGGTCGACTGCGCATTGTGGGGTAAGCGGGCAACCAGCCTGCAACCGTACCTTGCCAAAGGCCATCGCGTGACCGTCAGCGGTCCGATCAAGATGGAGGAATACAAAGCCAAGGACGGCACGCCAAAAACGCGCCTGCGCTTGTCTGTGGACCAGGTGGACCTACCGCCAAAGGGTGACGCGCCAGCACGGCCACAGCAAACGCAACAAACGCAACAGCCTGCTGATGGTCCGGCAGACATGGACGACGACATTCCATTTTGAGGTGCAACATGAAAACTTATGAAGACTTTGTGCGCATTCGTGGCTGGGCGCACCAGCGCAACC